CATTATATTACTGTATTTGTTATAAATATGGGACCTAAAAGGGGTATATATATTTGTATTAAAATGCTTTTAAGTCGTTTTGTTGTATGTAAAATTTTAATTCGTTTATTAATATTTGATCATTAGCACTAAAGGATTTTTCACCTTCTAACATAATTATACCTTGTTTATTTTTAGCTACTGCGTATCTACGTTTTAAAGATCCTACTGGGTTTTTTCTATCTGTTTGTACCTCTAAAATAAACCCATTTACTAAATATGGAGGTCCTGGGTTACCATCATTTTCTTCTTCTTCTAAAGATGCTAATAAGGCATTATCTAATTCAGTTTGGGGTATAGAAGAATAATTAATAATATTTCCACTTTCATCTACAAGGGTACCACCACTTTCCTCTGCACATTTTCCTATTAATTCATCTAATAAATCAAGTAATTTAATTGCTTGTTTTAAAATTTCTCTTAAAATAATTAATGCTGCTAATATTCCTACAGTTATTTGAGTAAATTGTCCTATTTTTTTAGAAATCTTATCAAGTATATCTTGAATTTTATTTATTACTGATAAAGGAATACCAAAACCTGGTGGAAAAGATACTGGAATTGGTAATAATTTTAATACTCTTATTACAATCCTAAATGCAGATAATAAACCAGCTGCTATACCTACAAATTTAACTGCTCTATCAATAATTTTATATATATTATTTAATTGTCTAACTAATTTATTTTTTAGCTTTATCATTTGTAAAAGCCTAGGATTAGGAACACACCTAGCATCTTCTAACATATTTTTACCTGCTTCTAAACCTTCTTGAATTTTAGACATTCCAAATTCATACAACATAGCTAATAATAAAGGTATTATTTTATCCCCTATTTTTTTAACCATTTGCATTATTTTCTTAATTAAAAAAGCTTTTGGATCTTTAGGAACTTGATTTTTAATTTGTTTAACTTGTTTAGTACCTACCGATCCATATTTTTGTTTTTCTTTTTTAAGATCTTGTAGTCTAGGTTTTAATAAAACTATAGGAATATTTTGTAAAGGTGTATTATTACCCGCTAAACATTTTACGTTTTTTCTAGAATACTTATCAAGATAGTAAGATACATTACCTACGGGATAATCTAAGGATAATTTAGATCCTGGTATTACTTCATTAGTTTCACCATTTATAGGTAATATTATATCAATTGTATATTTACCTTCTACATCAGTGTATATTTTTCTTTCAACTCCCTCAGGTGTTGGAATTTTAACTCCTTGATCATTAGTAGTAAAGGCATAATCATAATATTTTATTTCAACTTTTTCTAATGGAACTTCAGTTTCTTTTTCTCCAACTCTACCCGTTATAGTGTATTTAATTTCATTTACAGTTGGGGGTTGAGGTCCTGTTACTTCAATAACAACACTAGGATCAAAAACATTATTTCCCCATAATTCATTATTATCGTATATAGATTTAAAACCTTGTACACCTCCAAAAAATTCTGGGAACGTTTGTAATTTTAATTTTATGTTATCCTCACTATTTATTAAGACTAAATTAAATAATTCAGTTACAGTACCCATAGTTACTTCTACATGAAATATTTCACCTTCAGGAGTTAATAATACTCCTTTTGCTTTAACGGGATGTGGATAATATTGGTATTTCCACCCATTAATTAAAACATAAACTGTATCTTCCCCATATCTTCCCATTATATTGTTCTAGTTATTTGTGAAAGTAAAGGATTTGTGGTTGGATCTTGTAACATTTTCTTTAAATCTTTAATATTGGCAGCGGCATTAGTAGCTATAGGAACTATTACAGGATCAGGAGCAGATACTCCTTCATCCCATACTCTTGCAGTTGTTAAAGCTTCTGTTATATTTTCTAATTGCTGTACTAAAATTTCAAATTGTTCCATAAAAGAAGTTCCTTTTATTACAGCTTCAGTTGCATTTTTACTACCTAAATTTACTTTATTAGACGAAAAAGTAATCGCTTTTTTACTATCCATTCCTATTTCATTTTCAGATGATAAAGAAATATCTTTAATACTACTTAATAAAATACTATCAATAGAAGAATTAAATACTAATCTACCTGATGATAGAATAATTTGATTTTTATTATATTCTCGAGGTAATGTTGGAGGGGTTTTTAATGAATCATAAATTTCACTAGAATTTAGAATAGGAATTGTTTGTGTTGATGTTAAATATATTGATGATGGATCTTCATTTACATTTTCAATTAAAGGAATCCATCCTGCACTTCCACTTGTTGGTTGACCATTTCTTAAAATAGTTATAGGTGAACCTAAAGGGGAAATTGACCCAGATCTTGACCAATTATTTTGATAAAGTGGTGATCCTTGTGATTGGACTGTGCTTCCTAATCTTATACTATTACCAAATCTACCTTCAGTTATAATATCCCCAACAAAAGGTAATAAGGGTCTAACATTTGCACCATTATCTATAAAAACTCCACCACTAGGATTAAGCCCATTTAATGAAACTGTGCTATTAGTACTATCTACTTTTGAAACATTAGATCCATCTTCTATGGATTCATATGTAATATCACTTTCTTCATTATTGTTAGGTATATTTACTTTTGGAAGTGCATTTTGGTGGGGATGATTCCAAATACTTACAGGATTTAAATAATAATAAGATGTAGAATATGTATTTCCTCCAGTAGAAAGTTTTTTAGGTAATAAAAATAATACTACTATTTCATTTACTAAAGGATAATTTTTATTTGATGCTATTAAAGGAATTGCTGTTGATGATTGTGGGGTATCTGCGTTTAATTTATCTACAAATTCAAAATCTATAGTACCTAAACCATTCCAACTACCATAAGTAAGAAATTTAGGGTGTTTATTATCTAAAACAATATCCGTTACTCTAGCAAAAATAATCTTTTCAGATAAACTTGATATTTCATTTGATAAATTTCCTGAAACATCAACTGGATTATTAATTTCATTTAATCCTGCAAAGCCTCTTTTAAATGTCCCCATTTTTTTCTTCGTAATTAGTATTTAACTTATCTAATTCAGCCATTAATTCTGATTTTTCTTCTTCGGTAATACCTAATGAATCTTCATTATTACTATTACTAACTACACGCTGCACTATAGTTGCCATTTTAATTAATTGTTCATCGTTTCTAACGCCAATTTCCATATAATCCTTTATTAATGGTACTATAAGAGTAGCATCCCCAATATCAGAAATTAAGGGTTTTAATTCAGAAATTAATCCTGTAATTTGTTTTTCTTTTTTCTTTTGGTTATCATATATCTCACTTAATATATCTGAGAATTTTTTCTTACCAAATATAAGGTTATCTAATTTACTCATAATGTTTTATGATAAATATTAATGAAAAAAGGATTTAGAATTTAACCCAACCATTTTCTAAATAAAATACATATTTACTTTTAAATATGTTATGTAGTTTATCTGCTATTTTAGTTATTTTTGGGGTTTTTACATCTACCATCTCTCTGATGTAAATATAAAGTGCTTTTTTATTAAATACTTCTATTGTTTCCCTTTTTCTAAATAATTCTAATATAGCATCTGCTATTTGAGCATCATTTTTTTTAGGAAATAATTCATATATATTTTCACTAGTATGAGCAACAAACAAATCTATATATTTACTTAAATCATCTTGCAACTTACCTGAATCCATATCGTAAGTATATCCTGAGCCATCTTTAGTTAAATTATCAACAGGTACTTTCTTTATTTTTTTACTGTAATTTTTAGTATTATATAATATTAACCATCTTTTAACAATAGTACCAAAATAAGAATATGCTTTAGCTCCTTTTGTAGGATCAAATAAATGTATTTTTGATAATAAAAAAGTTATTATTTCATGTTGTAAATGCTCTAAATTACTTACTTCCGTATGGTAAAATTTAAAGGTATGAATAATATTTTCTGTTAATTTAAAAAACGCATAATGAATATCGTGTTGGTATATTGTAGATCTTAATTTAAAATCTTCTGTATTATTATAAAGTACTATAGCATCCTCCGTATCTTGAGTAAAATAATTTTTACTCTTTTTTCTTCTTTTTTTGGCCATTAGCTGTTTTTGAATTCTGATATTCCATTTTGTAGTACCTTTATTTGTTCAAAAAACCAACCAATTTCATCATCACTTTTAAACATTCCCTTCATGTCTATTTCATTAAGGCGTTTATCTGATGCTTCTAATTGTTTACTAAATTCTGTTATGTATTTATCATATTTAACAATAATATCTTCTGATTTTTCAACCTTACGTAATAGATTAAACGTTGTATACCCTAAAACTAAAGTTAATAGGGATAATATTGAAATTATTATTATTGCTATTGTTGTCATATTATAAATTGTCTAACATATTTTTTAACCCTGCGCTTTTTATTGTATTTAAAGCTTTTGACTTTGGGTTAGATTTTTTATTTGACGACAATGTATAATTCTTTTTTGGCTTATCCAAGCTATTTTGTGTAAATTTTGGAAGCCATTCTATTTCAAACTCAATTCTCGCAGCCATCATATCAGCTTGATGTAAAATAAATGGTAAAGATGTACGAGGTTTTTGTTCTGGCATGTAAGTTTTTAAATATTTTACATTTGCATCATCATATAAACCATCATGAGTCTGAATAGCTACCATTTCATTAAATGTATATGTAATACCATGTTCTTGAAGTAAAAATAATCCTCTATCTGGTACTGAGGCAAATGCTAATTTTTTATTAAACATATAATCTTCACCTAATTTATCTCTTCTCCATTGATCAGTTTGAGGTATATATGATTCATGTTCTGAATCTCCCATTTTACCTAAATCATGGTTAATAGCCGAAAATACTAATTCTTCTTGAGTAAATGTAGTCATATTACATCCAAAACCTTCCCATACAGCAGACATTGATAATGCTGCTTTAACTACTCGATTAACATGATCAACATACCCACCTGGGAATGCTGAATGGTATTCTTTCTTATGCGATGCTGGCATTAAAATAATACGATCTTCGTATTTTTTATAGAAATCTAGTAGTTTTTGTTTACGATCACCTGTAATATGTAATTCAATGTTAGTGTTGAACTCGATCCAATTTGATTGTAATTGTTCTGCTGTCAATGTCATAACCTTTTTATTTTTATTGTTCGTTAT